TGTCAGGCCACCTTTTTTTGATTTTTCACCTCTACCAACAGATAAGCTTACAGATTTACGTTTTTTTCTCATTATTTACCTACCTTTGCCTGTGCTTTTTTATGAGCGACAGTGAATGAATCCCCTGCTCGCATCCTTCTCTTCATAAACTCCATGTGCTTGGCACTATGATGCTCAGAATGTTTTTCTAATAAATTTTTTTGGCGAGTGGTTAGTTTCATTTCTTCTTTTTCTTCTTCTTGGAGCGTAATTTCTTTAGATCAGCAGCAGTGATCTTATCTCTAGGA